AAAACCGATTGGGGAACCGTTTGGCAAACCGACTAGCAAACCGTTTGGGAAACCGTCTAGTAAACCGATCCGTAAACCGATTTGGCTAACCGATTCGCAATAGAAAACCGTTTTGGTTACGAATATGATAATGCACCCCTATAGCAAAACTCAAAAGTATTGCGAATAATGTAAAAAAAAGTAAAAAACTGTTGCCTCGTATGCAAAAAAGGTGTATCTTTAGGGACTAAAGACAAACATATGACACGTACCCAGGATCTAAACACAGTAATAGGAAAAGATTGTTCATGTAATCAATCTCCTACCCTAAGAGCCAAACTTATCTCAGTAGGGAAACACAAAAGTATTCTACAAGTAACCGCAACTATGTATAGTAGAGCGCAGTGGAATAATATCTACGTAGGGCAAAAGTTTATCCTGGACACCTCTACCGTTCATAACATGTATTTTTTCTAGCCCTATGAAAACAATCACGATCACCATCCAGGAAAGATAGGCTGCTTCAAAGCACAAAGTGCACAAAAGCAAAAAAGTGTACGATAGGAAAAATTTACCTAAAGTAAAGCTTTCAGTTAAATCATAGCTTTCAGTGAAACAAAAGCTTTCAGTTAAAGTGTTGATGGAAGTGAAAGTATTGCTTTAAGTGCTATAGGAGAATGTAAGGCGCTCTCCGGTCTACTCTTCCGAATCTTGCGATCCAGGCCCCTCTCTGCTTTTTCAATACCTAAAGATACCCCTAAAGATCTTCATATGCAACTTTTTTTACAAATATTTTGTTATTTATTTTCATTCTAAATTACGTGTAGCTGTTGACCCGTATTACCAAAAGCAGTATCTTTACCTCATTAATAATTAAAACAGATAAAAATATGAAGATTGTAGATTTAATTTCAGAAAAACAAAAGACTGTAGTATTAGGATCAGGAAATGTAGCAACGTTTTTCGGAGGTGCTAAAACAGTAGAGAAATTTGGTATTGAAGAAGGAGATGTTGTATTAGCGAGAGGAAGAAGTGAGTTATTTTTTGGAGTTGCACATTTGCATGAACTTCCTGATGGAGGTTTAATTTGGGAACTGCAGAATGTAAAAATGAATTTTCATTTTTGCAATGTAAAAGAAGTTTAAAAAAAAGTTAGCGGATTAGTTGCTAGTCCGCTTTCTTTTCAGTATCTTTACCTCATTAATAATTAAAACAACAAAAATCATGATCAACGTTATCAACAATTTATCGGTAGTACATTACATTGGAGAAGAGAAAGGATTATTTCAGGCAGTAGTAAAAGTGCCTGCAGGGTTTATGGTAGCATATGAAATAGGATCTGACATCCCTTCTCTTAATACTTGGAAGAGAGGATCGCTACAAACTTTACAATTCAAAAGGGAAGGATCAGCAGCTTGGCTTACAGTATTCGCTAGAAAGGGTAGTAAGGTTATTTTAATTGATCAGGCAATTGCTGAGAGATTAGAAGTAGGTACTGTTAATCAATTGTTCTCCAATACTAATTTAATGGATGCAGCTCAGTACAGAGCAGTACATGCTAAGACGTGGGCTGATAAGGTTTTCTTATTGAATAAAAATAATTTGGAAAAAGTTGTGTAAAAAGTTGTAAGTAATATATTAATTTAGTATCTTTAGGTATTAATAATTAAAACAACAAAAGTTATGGAAAATTTAAAACAGATTGAAGATTTTGTTAAATCATTTGAAACAATGAATATTGATTTTGATGATTGTGATTCTTTTCAAGATTTTAAACAAGAGGGAATTGAAGAACTTGATTCTTATTTACAAGAGGATTTTGGAATAGGTTATGAAGATCTTGATGAAAGTTTAAAAAAGGATTTTATTAAGTTATTAAAAAGAGATTGGAAAGAGTATTTTTAATTAAAAAAAGTTAGAGGATTAGTTGCTAGTCCTCTTTCTTTTCAGTATCTTTAGGTATTAATAATTAAAACAACAAAACATATGAAAGATTTCAATGAGTTCGGTTCAGTAATCAAAAACTACGTAGAAGATTTGGCTGAAGATTTTTTAGAGTGTACTTACTTTATAGATATTATCTATGAGTTGTTAGACGAATACGGATTACAAAGTCCTAGATCTGAAGATTTTGTTTATTCAGATGATCAAGTTAATGATTTGTTACAATTAATCGTAGATAACAAACAACTTTCAGATTCTGCTTTAGGAAAATTAATAGTAAAAAACTTGTAAGAAAGTTGTAAGTAATGTATTAATTCAGTATCTTTAGGTATTAATAATTAAAACAACAAAAAATGATAGATAAAAAAGTTAGTATCAGTTCAAAATCTATGACAGGTAAATTAGATAATCAATCCTATAACGTAATTACAATGATACAAAGTGGTAGAGATTGGTTCCAGTCTGCGTATCTCTCTACAAACAATCCAGAAATATTATTAGGAGTTGTCCAGGAAGAAATAGTATTTAGAGGAAAAGAGTATGTATATGTTAAGTTAAATGATGAGTCGCTTAATATACTTGTCAGAGATTATGCTAAATCTCCTTATATCAGAAAAGACGGATCCTATAATGAGGGTCATGTAAGAGGAGAAATTACTAGTATAAAGGATGTATATGGTTGTTTGAATGAAGTTATTTTATTTCCTAAAAAACTTGTAAAAAAGTTGTAAGTAAAGTATTAATTTAGTATCTTTAGGTATTAATAATTAAAACAGATAAATTATGAGTTTTCAAGAAAAAATCAATGAACTAGTTAGTAAGTATCAACAAGGACAAACTGAAAGTGTTGTGAAAAAGTTTTTAAAAGTATTTGTAGGTTCTAGGGGTTGTTTGGAAGAAGTTGAAGTTATTGAAAGTAGTTATGATGAATTATTTGAATTATATGATAATGAATTTAAGGAGTATGAGGATGAAGATTATGTTGAAGAATTCTGTAGTATTGAGGTTGATGAAGTGAAAGGATTAATTAATGTAAGTTTGAATGAAGAAGAAGGAGTTTGGTATGTTGATGTTGAACTTAATGAAAAATTCTGTAATGAAATTATTGAGTTAAGTGATAATGATGAAGATGATGAAGTTATAGAAAGAATGTGGGATTTTGTAGGTTAAAAATAATTTAAAAATATATAGGGAAAGAGTTGCTAGTTCAATTCTTTCTCAGTATCTTTAGGTATTAATAATTAAAACAACAAAAAACATGTCAAAAAAGTTAACAAAATCAGAATTAGAATTTTTAGTACAAGTAATTACTAATAAAATTGTAGAGAAAAAACAACAAGAAGTAAACAAAGTTGTTGAAAATGATCCTATTTTTATTGAGTTTAAGAAAAGAGTTGATGAAATTAATTCTTTAAGAGAAAAACTTAGTGAAGATTTTTATCAATTGGATAAAGAAGTTCGTTCCAATATATCCTTTTTCTGTAACTACAATGTTCAATTTGAAGTTAGTTCTGTAAGTTCTTTTCAAATAGAAAGAGAAGTTGAAAGAAAACTTATGTATGAACAAGTAGTTCTTGGAGGTATTGGTGAAGGTTTTATTGAAAAATTAGTTGAGGAATTAAGTTAAATTATTAAAAAAAAGTTAGGGAATTAGTTGTTAATTCCCTTTCTTTTTAGTATCTTTAGGTATTAATAATTAAAACAATAACAAATATGTACAAAATCAACATTCCAACAGGTTACGTTAAAAAATTTACTCCTTTATTACCTAACAAATTATCTAGTACTTATACAATTCTAAGTACAGGTCTATTAGTTAAATCTGAGGATTTAGAAAAAGTTTTAAACATTTCTGAAAAACTTGAATTAAAAATAACCTATAAAAAAGTTGCTTAGGTAACTTTTTATTAGTATCTTCGCACCATCAATAACTAAAACAACAAATCATGTCAAGAAAAATCACACAGCAAGCAGTACAAAGTTTTTTAGATCGTAAGTCTTTTAGCGTATCTAACACAAGAGTAGAAACAGATGAACTATCTACATCTCTATTCCTATTTGATAACAAAATTGCAATATTAACAGTTGCAGGTACCATTCTAGTATCTTTAGGAGGTTATCCATTCACAAGAACAACACAAGAAAGATTGAATAGCATTCCAGGAGTACATGTAAGTAAGAAAGATGGACAAGTATTATTGAATGGTCTTAAATGGGATGGAGAATTTGTTGCTGTAAAAATAAATCAATAAAAAGTTGCTAGTAGTATATTAATTGAGTATCTTTAGGTATCAATAATTAAAACAACAAAACATCATGAGAGTAGTAGAATCAAAAGTTTATCAGTTTGAGGAATTATCAGCAACTGCTAAGGAAGTTGCAATTGAAAATCACAGAGACGTCAATACGTATGATGGTTGGTGGGAGCCTATCTTTGAAGGTATCACAGAAGAAGCAGAGCAAGCAGGATTCCATGTAGGGAATATTTACTTCTCAGGATTTTGGTCTCAAGGAGACGGAGCAATGTTTGAATATACTACACTAGGGGATACATTGCTGAATAAATTTGTAGATCAGTTGGATCTATCACCTCTGAGAAAACAATGGCTAAGATCTCAGGCATTTGCACAAAGTGAAGGTACTCACAGAGGTCACTACTATCACGAGAATTGTTGCTCTCACAATATAGATTTTGAATCTAACTTTGGTTACAATTTCGCTAATATTAATTTTTACAATTGGATCAATAGTTTTGCAGATCAGTATGAGGAGTTTGTGATTGCAGAGTACAAAACATTGTGTAGAGAATTGTATAGTAGGTTGAGTAAGTACAACGACGAACTTACTTCAGATGAAGAGGTTGCTGATACTATTATAATGAATGAATGGGAATTTGATGTTGATGGGAATAATTTTCACTAAAAAAGTTGCAAGTAAAGTATTAATTGAGTATCTTTAGGTATTAATAATTAAAACAACAAATCATATGAAAAATTCAGTTACTTCAGAAGTAAAAAGTATTGTTAAGGAATTAGGATTAACCTGGTTTCATGCTTATTCTGACAATCGTGTTGAAAATAGTGTAGGAGTTAAGTTGGTTGGAACTTACTTGACTGACGATCAGAAGCAAGTTGTTAAACAGAAAATGATCGAACGAGGATTTCAGTTTCGTTACATCAGAGAGAATGACAATGGTTGGATGGGTCATTGCAATGGTACAAGATTTTGTTTTCAGAATAAAATTTAAAAATAATCGGAGAAAGTGTTGCATAGTAAATTCTTTCTCCGTATCTTTAGGTATTAATAATTAAAACAACAAATCATATGAAAAATTTAAAAAACATTAGTCTTAGTCTATTACTTTGGATCGCTTTTATTGCATTTGTATTTTCGTTAGGTAGTTGTAGCTCACAATGTAGCAGAACAAGAAATTATTGGTCTAAACATAGATGTGTGTAAAAATAACTTTCTAAAAAATAATTAATATGCAAACATTATATAAAGTCGAAGAGTATACAGATAAGAACTCAGGAAATTTGTGTGAGTTATTTCAAGTAGTGGTTGATGGAATTTTGGTCTACGAGAGAGATTACGGATCTGTGGGTTCAGGTATTATTCCCTACTTAGAAGATTACGAACAATTTTATATTGAAAAAAATCAATAATTAAAACAAAATAAGTTATGGAAAATTTAGACAGATTTTACGATTGGATGTTAAAGATGGGGAATATTCATTTGGCTGATAATGAAAAAATGGCTAAGGCATATGAAGCAATTGCAGAAAGTGATGCTAAAATAATTGAAAAAAAAGTTGCATCGTAAGTTCTAATTCAGTATCTTTAGGTATTAATAATTAAAACATATAACAACATGACAAGAATTCAAGTATTAAGAGACGCAAGAGCAGAGTGGGTTGAAAAAAGTATCGCTGCTAAAGAGACAACAAGTGATATCTACGCAAGAGAGCAGAATGCAATCAAAGATGCATTACTTCCTTTCTTTAAAGATTTCAGTGAAGGAGTAGAGGTTCAAGTAACAAGAGGATCCGTATACTTTAAAATGTTTGATCCTGAAAGAGGTTACAATAAAGAGATCTTCAGTTTGTATTTGAAAGAAGATTGGAGTGGTGATAGAGCATTTAAAGGAATTGACATTTCATTTTACGCAACTTCAACTAAGGGTGAAGATACTTGGGAGTTGAAAAGATTACAGTTGTTAGGAAAACTTGCTGAGGTTATTGAAGATAATCAGTTTTCAATAGTATATGCTGCAAATGCTGTTAAGTCTGCTTTCAAAGAAGAGTACGAAGTTGCATTCCAGTTACAGAATATGATCAATACTGCGATCGATGATATTAATGTTAGAATAAAACAGTTGATAAGAGAAAGAGTTGTGTTTGATTTGAATAATGGAGGAGTAGAGTTTACTAAGAAAGTATGTATTGATTTCAAATACAATTACTCAGCAAATATCCAAGCATTGAAGTTATCAAACATAAGTAAGAGTGGAAAGACTGCAGATGTCGTATTCAATTATGATGAAGGAGACAATTTTAGATTTACAGAAAATAACTGCAACGTAGAGAAGATAATTGAGCAAGTTGCTCACTACTTCCCAAACTTTGCCAAAGATACCAAGAAGGAGTTGTTACCTTCTTAGTTTTAATTATTGATCGATCAGAAGGCTCCCTAGTGGAGCCTTTTGTGATTAAAAAATAATTTGAAAATAATTGTAAAAAAAGTTGCACCCAATGTATTAATTGAGTATCTTTAGGTATCAATAATTAAAACATATAACATCATGGCACAATTAGTAAAAGTAAACAGAGCACCAAAATTTAAAGTAGGAGACAAAGTTCAATTCTCTATCAGTAATGGTGATGATAATTATTCTCCAAGTCATAGAACAGTATATGGCTTTGCTTCAAAGATCAATAAAGTTTCTATGAGAGTCTTAGGAGTGGATGGAGAGATCTATATTGCTACAGTTGCTGAAGTTAAAAAGTATGTTGATCCTTTTGAAGGACTATCAAATATTTTTTAATAAAAAAGTTGCATTCGATCAGTTAAAAGAGTATCTTTAGGTATCAATAATTAAAACAACAAAACATGACAAAATTATTTAGAGACGTAGACTATTACGTAGTGCAGGCTTCTAACAGCACACAGAGAGAATTTGAATTAGACTTCGCAGACATCATTGAAGTTTATGATACAAATGAAACTACAATCACTACTGAGTGTGGTAGAGCATTGATCATTAATTGGGCTGATAATTACTTTAAGTCTTATCATGTGATCTACGAGACTGTTCAAATGGAACAGCATGCTGTGAACATTAATCGAGTAATCAATATCCTAAGAGACATTGATGTAGATGGAGAAACATTGCAGTACATTATTGAGAAAGTTGGAATGACAGATCAGGTGTTAAGACAACTAGTAATGAATAATCCTTACACTGATACTTCAGATCTATTGGACGAGAAAGTTAGATTGAGTGATGAACATTTAAGATCGCTTTCTAAAAATAATTAGTAAAAAAGTTGTCTTGTATTATCTTATTCAGTATCTTTAGGTATCAATAATTAAAACATATAAAATCATGGCAAAAGCGCACAAAGAAGTAAAGTTAATCAGAGAAAGATTTGACGAAGTATTAGAAGGTTACATCAGAGATTTGAAACAAGAGAAAGTTTCTACTGATGATATAAATCTTGATGAAGAGTTAGGACAATTACTTGCTGATGTAATTGAAGAAGTTAAAGAAAGAGATTGGGAAAGATCATTTTAATAATTAAAACAACAAAACATGAACGGAAGAGAAAGAGCAATTGACTTAATGGATGAAATGTTATCATTAGGACAATCACCTGAAACATTATTAAAGTACGTAGTATGTAATTACTTATCAGGATCTGAAGCATTCAATGCAATGCAGTGTGCAATGGAAGAGTACTTCGGAGATGAGGAAGAGGAAGATTAATTAAAAAATAATTAGTAAAAAAGTTGCAAGCAATCAATTAAAAGAGTATCTTTAAGTATTAATAATTAAAACAACAAAACATTATGAAAAAAGAATTAGTATTACAGTCAGTTCAGAATTCAGTATCTTCAATCTTTTCAAAAGAAGATGTTATCAATCTTATCAATTCAGTTGAAGGTTCTAGTAGAAAAATTACTACTGAGGATATTGAACGTGCAATTGATAGAACAATCAGTTGGATTGAGAATAATGAAAGAGATGTATTGGATTTAGATAATGCTGAGTTTGAAATCTCTTACAACAATCAATTAGAATGTACTAGTGTAGGAATTAACACTAGAGAGATTAGAGAAGCACTTGAAAATAACTTCATGGATTTTGGAGAAGCAGAGCAAGAAGTTGAGGAGGAAGTTGTTAGTGAAAAAGATGAAAATGAATTGTAAATAAAGTTGCCTCTTCGGAGGCTTCTTTGTATCTTTATCTCATTAATAATTAAAACATACATCATTATGGAAAAGTTTTTCGAAGCACAGTTTAAAATGTTGGATAGAGGAATAGTTGCAACTCCAAACTCAAGAGAAGATCTTGAAGCGTTTGCAAAGTCCAATCAAGGTTCAATGGATATCTTGTTGATGCAAATGGCAATCAACTTTGGGTACAAGATCGCATTAGAGAATGTTCAAGAGGAACTTGCCAAGCAATCTGCAAAGACTAAAGTGAGAGGAACGATTGAGATATAATGAGTGAAAGAGATCTGAGAGGGACTTGGAACAAGAAACCTAAGAAGGTTACCAAGTCCTCCTCCTTTATGATTGGAATGGTGTATGAAGGAGTAGACAAGTTCTTTGGTAAGAGAGTAATTGGAATCCTCATTGAGATCTTCGAAGAGTATGACGAAGCAGTACTAAAAACTAAACAAAATAAACTAACCTCAGTAGATAAAAAAAGTCTCAAAATAGTTGTCAGTGAATAATAATTTTAGTATCTTTAGGTATCAATAATTAAAACAAACAATATCATGAAAGACGTAACTTATTTTATTGAACAAGCTCAAGGTAGTACACAAAGAGAATTTGAATTAGACTTTGCAGATGTCATTGAAGTTTATGATACAAGTAGTGTAACACTTACTACAGAGGATGGAAGAATGATGAGTGTCCTTTGGGATGAGTTAGGATGCTTCAGTACTTACAGATTTGTTACTGATAGAGAGAAGAGAGTTGCTAGGAATAAAAAAGGTTTAACAATTGCAAGAAGGTTAGGTGTTATACAATTTCCTTTTATAGTAATGAGTAAGTTTGGATATTCAAACTATGAAGAAGATGAGGATGGAAGTTGGGAAAGGAGAAAGTATAACTCTATTGGAACTCAAGTGTACTATGAGAATAGTTATGGAGAGGTTATTGATCTTAGAAAATACAGAAGGAAATAGTTGCATCGTAATATAATTTTCAGTATCTTTAGGTATCAATAATTAAAACAAGATAACATTATGACAAGAGAACAATTCTTAAACGGGACAACATTTAGAGTAGGATTTTTAACTTACAAAGGAGCAGAGACTTATTCGTACAATGCAAAAGACAACTACATGTCTAAACAAATAAGATCTTCCATAGATGAAAGAGTAGTGTTGGATGATTACGCTTGTAATGTTTTAAAGGTAGGAAGATTAGGATTTGAAGGTTTTGTTCACGTAATGAGAAAGAAAGTAGTTGTTAAGTATAAGTTTGAGGACTTAGTAGAATTTAAAGAGGGAGTCTAACGACTCTCTTTTTTTTTGAACTTGGAAGGGTGAGGTCGAGGTGATGTCACTGTGATGTCAATTTGAAATAAGTTTGATCGTTTATTTCATGCAACGGTTTTCCACGTCGGTTTTCCGGAGTACATCTATTTGTATATTTCTGGTAGAAATTGAGGTATAGGGATATATATTTATATACTACATAATGTATTAGTCTATCCGTAGTTGTAGTTATGATCTTTGCGTCCTACTCTAACTTTCCCAAGTTATACCTACTATCTAATGTTTGGCCCTTCGTTGCAAAAATTCAAGGTGTTACCTACTCAAGTCACTATACAGCTGCTAAACCCTAGCACGGTCACCACCTATATCCCTTACCTCAACATAGATTTAATATACAACTTTTTGGTTTATTTTGCAACAAAGGTAAAAATTTTTTTTGATAAAAAATTAGATTATAAAAAAAGTATATATTTATATACGATGAAGAACCTAGACAGTGACGAATTATTCAATATATTTTCCCAGCATGACCAAGACATACTAGGGGAGCAAATTATTGATAATGATTTCATAACTTTTGGTACAATCATAACGGCAATTCAAAACTATTACCTATTAGACCAGATTTATAGCTATAGATTGTCAAAACAGTATGACAGCGTTAAAGATAAGATTAAATTGAAATACTTTAACGGATTGATGAGATACTTTGATAGAATCGATGTATTGCAGCCAGACACAGTATATGACCTTGAAAAAGAGTTTGGAAAACAATCAATAATAAAAATGTTACAACAACTTATTAGTTTTTATGAAAAAGTAGAACATTACGAAAAATGTGCAATTATTTTTAAATATTTACAAAAATTTTTGTAAAAAAAGTTGCTACAACTATACTTTAGGCGTATCTTTAGGTATAGAAACCAATTAAAACAATAAATCATGTTAGAACTAATTTTAAACATCGCAACAAGTTACTTAATTACAGGTGTAGTTATTACAGCAGTATTAGATTTAGGTATGAGAGCAATAAACTTTAGTGGTACATTTACTGCTAAGCAAGGTTTATCAGTTATCGTTATTTGGCCTTTTGTCATTGGAATTTTAATATCAGACTACCTTAATGGAAATTTTTAGTAAGTATATAGTGCCGTATTTGTGTATTGGGTTTGTGGTAGGAATTACTGTCGATACATTAATTCGTAACTTGCAATCAAGTAAACCACTTACTTTTGCAGAATCAATAGCTAGTATTATTTTTTGGCCACTTGTGATTGTAGGGTTTTTAAAAGGATTTTTTAGCGATAAAGATTAATTAAAAAAAGTAGGTTATGTATAAAGATAAAATAAGCCTGTCCGAGGCAATGTCATATGAATTGCTAGGAGATATTACAATTGTTGATACCTCACCAGAGTCCCTTGGCCCTTTAGGGGACAATGGCAAAAGGTGGAAGGAAGCATTCATCAAGTTGCAATCAAAGCATAGACACATATCTCCAGAAAAACTAATGAGTTTTATTAGTGCTAAGTACATTATAGAAGTACCTGTGGATCATATTGAAGAAACCAATACTTTTAGTTGGAGATACCTTCACGGTGTACAAAACTCTAAGATCTTAGATAAGTCAAAAGATAATATTGAATATGTGTATATTCTGGTAAATGCAGGGTATCCAAATGTTGTTAAGATAGGAATGACAGTTACAACAGTTCAACGCAGAGTAACGGGATTAAACGCTTCTAGCACAGTAGATGAATGGGTAGGTAAATTTGCAATACCTGTTGAGAAAGGTTCGGCGTATAAAGTAGAGCAGGCCGTGCATGCTTACTTTGCCTCACAAAGAGTTTCATCGGATAAGGGAGGTTCTCGAGAATTCTTTGAAGTAAGTCCATTAACAGCTTTTGATAAAGTAAGAGGAATAGGTGCGTTGTTTATGGTTGGAGATCCAATTATTTATTAAAATTATAACAATATGAAACAATTATATATAAAATTGAATAGTTATTTGGTTGAGGTAAAGGTAGGTTTTGGAAATATTGCGCGGTTCAAAAGCAAGAGTTGTTTCTTTAAAAAAAAATCGGTAACTTCTTTAAATGAGCCCAATAATCAAAAAAGGGATATAAAAATAGTAATTAATAAAAATGAATTAAAAATGAGAAACAAAGAATTATTCGTACAAAAATTAGAAAGATTCGAAGCAGAAGTAAAAAACATAGGGTATAATATTCATAGAAATGAATTAGATACAGCTTATGCATTGGTAGAAGTTTTATTAGAAAAGATTGGTGATCTTAGAACTTTACTAAATACCGAACACCAAGACTAATGAATTTAACAGCAGAGCAAATACAAAAGAATTGGGATAAACATCTCAAGATTGTAGATACTTTTATAACAGGAGAACGTAAAGAGAAATTAAAATCTCTTTATGTTTCCTTGGCTGATAATATGGTTGTGGCTCCTGCCTCTGGTAAACCTTCTTTCCATAATGCCTTTCCTGGAGGGTATGTTGATCATGTTAATCGTGTTGTTCATTGTGCTTTAAAAACCAAAGCTCTTTGGGAAGAAATGGGAGCTACTATAGATTTTACAGATGAGGAATTAGTATTTGCTGCTCTTAATCATGATCTAGGTAAAATAGGAACAACAGATCAAGCATATTATCTTCCTCAGACTGATAAGTGGAGACAGGATAAATTAGGAGAAATTTATACTCACAATAAAGATTTATCTTATATGTTAATTCAAGATCGTTCTTTATTTACTCTTCAGCAAAATCAAATACCTATTTCTGAAAAGGAATATCTAGCAATTAAATTACACGATGGATTATACGATGATGTTAATAAACCATATTACATTTCATTCAATCCAGATTCAAAATTAAGAACTAATTTAGTTTACATTCTACACCAAGCTGATTTTCTAGCATCTAAAATAGAATATGATACTTGGAAAGCTACTGGAGAGGTGCAAGAACCTAAAGTAGAAAAAACAAAATCTTCTACAGGAAAAACAGTCAATGCCTCAGAAGGATTAATGAGTTTAGTAAAAAATATATAATATGATAATTTTAACAATAGTTTTAGGTTTATTGATTTTAGGTTTAGGATATGTAGTATTCAACCTAAACCGTAAAGTAATTAAACAAGAATCCATTATAGAATTCCAAGTAGGTTATTTAAGAAATGTTGCGTATCTTATTAATGAATCAAAAATTTATGTTGAACAATTAGATGAGAAAGGTACATTTAGGTCAGATGACGAAGTGGGAGTCTTCTTCGATTTCATGAAAGAAATACAAGAAACCATAAATGATTACCGTCTCCCAGACGATTATGGCAAAACCACAGAATAAAGATAATTACTATTTTACTCAAGGAACAGAGGATGCAATCGTAAGATATAACGCATCCTCTGACCCTATTTTAAGAGATAAGATATTTACAAATGAAATATACTATCCATTTTACAAGCTAGCAGAAAATATTATTCATACTTTTAAATTTTATTACCTCGACGTAGATAGTATTGAAGATTTAAAATTAGATATAGTAAGTATGTTGGTAGAAGAAAAAATCCACAGATTTGATGCAACTAACGGAGCAAAAGCTTTTTCGTACTTCCAAACAATAGTTAAGAGGTGGTTGATAAATTACAATAACAAAAACTACAAAAAGCTAAAGCAAATAGGATCTTTTGAAGAAATGGAAGATTCTTACGAAGTAGAAGGATTACCTAACTCTGAAAGAAAAATACCTCTAGCATCAATAGTAAACTTTTTTGTAGAAAGCAGCTATAGAGATATAGAAGATATTTTTCCTAAAGAACAAGACCAAAAAGTTGCCGATGCAATTTTAACCCTATTTAATACTCGTCACGATTTAGAAATCTTCAGAAAAAAAGCTCTATACATTTACATTAGAGAAATGACAGATTGCGAAACTCCAACACTTACAAAAGTAATTTCAAAACTTAAAGAAGAGTTCTATAAGGTATACAAATCTTACCAAGATGCAGGATTTGCTATTCAATAATATATTTTAAAGATATTTATACAATAAATACACTATGGGATTAGAAACAGTAATTTTTGGAAGCAAGACGGTTTCAGATGTATTGAAAGAGATTTACGATAACTCTAAGAGTAAATCAAAGCAAGTAAACTCACTTATAGGAGAACTTAAACCTCTTGTTGAAAACATAGGAGATGCAACTTTAGTTGTACCAATGATAAAAGAGTACTTAGAGGTTGGAGTTAAAAATGACGAACATCTTATCAAGATGGTAGCACTTGTTCAACGACTTGAATCAGGAGCAGGTAAGGATGCAGCAAATTTCTTCGATACAGAAGAACTTGCAAGATTAATGGAACAAAGTCAAGAAGTTGGTAAGAAACTTGATAAAGAAGATAAAGAGTAATGGCATATAGTAATCACTTAGTATTACCTCAAAAAAAAGGTGCTAGTAGTAAAGGTAGCTCGAAAGGAGCTGGCAAGTATGTGCGAGTAGCACATGTAGTAACTACTATAACAGACCCACTATGCGTAAATCCCGCATACTTGTATGGGGTATATTATAGAAAACCTAAACAATTAAAAAACGAAGATGACCCAAGTGCTTTGGCATTTGCTTTTCAAGGAAATGTAAATATTAGAACACTTCCGTTAGAAGGAGAAATGGTTGAATTATCCGATAATGCAGATGCTGCAGGATTACAAAAGGGAGGAGTAGCAAAGTATTGGCTAAGCATACTACCTGTATGGAATCATCCTCACCACAATGCAACGCCAGATACAAAACAACCAGAATGGGAAAATAACCTACTAGGTGGAACAAAAGAGCAAAGAGCGATTAATCCAATACAAGCAAACCCAGGAGATACAATATTTGAAGGAAGGTTATCACAGAGTATTAGGTTTAGTGGGTACAAGGGAAATGATCCAAAACTAATTGACAGCAGTAACGACGGAAAGCCAATTATATTAATAAGCAATGGTCAAATCAAGACTGATGAAGGAAATAGCACTATTCACGAAAGCATAAACGAAGATTATAATTCACTGCATTTTTTATCTGATCACAAATCAGATCTAAGAGCAGTTAATATGAAAAGAGATTCTTATGATGTGATTCCACTAGCATCCAACCAATATATAGGCAATCAAGTATTAATAAATGGAGGAAGGTTATTCTTTAATGCCAAGGAAGACTCGGCATTTATATCTGCAAAAGAATCAATAGGATTAAATGCTAGAACATTAAATTTAGATGCAGATGAATATGCTTGCATAGATTCAAAACAAATATACTTAGGAAGTGCAGCTAGGATGTCTGTAACAAAAGAACCTGCAGTTCTAGGCATTCAGTTAGAAAACTGGCTGACAACACTACTTGATACATTAGAAAATGTAGCAATAGCAATGCAGAATGCAGCTGCTTTTGTTGAC